ATTAATCTAAGGGGGTTAACTCCCCCTTGTTTATAACTTAAGGAGATTAATTATGGCAATGCAATATGATGTAAAACAAGCTCACATTGACCAAAGCGGATACTTAGTAAAATTTGCAACACGTATTAAAGGTGTATCATATGTAGGTACAGCTACGGCTGGATTTGTAGTTTTATTTGATACATTAACAACGCCAGTTTCAGCTAGTGTAACTTATGGTCGTTCAGGCAATACAGTCACTGTTACAAAAACAGCTCATGGATTGAACACAGGAGATGTTATTGGTATTCATTTTGAATCAGGTACAGGTGGTGCAGCTACAGACGGTAATTACACAATTACTAGAACAGGCGCTGATACTTTTACTTTAACTGATATCAATACTGGAACAATTACAGCTACTCCAGCAGCAGTATATTCAACAAAATGGCTATTAACTTATAATGTTTCTGCAGGCGATACATATAATAATGCTCCTATTATTCCAGGAGAAGGCGTCCGTGTACTTAATGGCGTTTATGCTTATATGTCAAACGTAGAAGCTACTCAAATATATTACGGATAATATATGAGCAACGAACGTGAATTAGCGGAACATGGTGTTGAAATTAAACATATACAATCTGATGTAGATACTATTATGGAAGATATGGATCAGTTAAAAAAACGTCTTGATAGTATTGAAAAGACTTTAGAAGAAATTAAAGGCGGTTGGAAAGTATTTATCGCTATTGCTACTGTTCTTTCAGGCGTTATAAGCTGGATGGTAACTCACTGGTTAGGTAAGTAATGCCAAGTAAATCTAAAGCTCAACATAAACTTATGACAGCAGTAGCTCACAATGCTAAGTTTGCTAAAAAAGTAGGTATACCTCAATCAGTAGGTAAAGATTTTGCAGAAGCTGACAAAGGTAAGAAGTTTAAAAAAGGTGGCGTATCATTAGCTGTTGGACGTGGTGAGAAGTTACCAGTGTCTAAAGGTGCTGGATTAACCGCTAAAGGCCGTGCTAAATATAACGCTGCTACAGGATCTAATTTAAAAGCTCCACAACCACAAGGTGGTGCTCGTAAAAGATCTTTCTGTGCAAGAATGTCTGGAATGCCTGGACCCATGAAAGATGAAAAAGGCAGACCTACTCGTAAAGCAGCTTCTTTAAAACGTTGGAAATGTAACTAAGGAACTAATATGAAAAAGAAATCAACAAACCCAAGAATGGCTATGATGATGGGACGTGCAATGAAGCGCCCAGCACTAGCTGTAAATCCAGCAGTAGCTAGACCAGCTGTTAATCCAATGGCTGCTATGGCTGCTGCACCAGCAATGCCAACAATGAAAAAAGGTGGAGAAACTATGAAATCAGATAAAGCGCAAGATAAAGCAATGATCAAAAAAGCTATGAAGCAACATGATATGCAAGAACATAAAGGTGGTAAAGGTACTAAGTTATCACTTAAATCAGGTGGCAAATGTTACGCTGCTGGTGGTAAAGCATCTCAATTATCTAAAGCTAATGGTATTGCTGTTCGTGGCAAAACTAAAGGCAAAATTTGCTAAGGAATAATCATGGCTATTATTGAAAAAATGAAAAAGTTTGTTAAGGATATCACTCCTCCTTCTGGTGAACAAAAAGCTAAGATTGAAGAGAAGCAAATGAAGGTTGAAGAAATGAAAGACCCTAATGCTTATCGTAAAAATAAAGCTATGTATGATACAAGTACAGAAGTTAAAAAGTTTGATGATAATTACAAACATGGTGGCAAAGTATCTTCAGCTTCTAAACGTGCTGATGGTTGTGCTATTCGTGGAAAGACAAGAGCATAATGAGAGCCTCTCGTGGTATGGGCGATATAGCCCCATCTAAAATGCCTAAGGGTAAAAAGAAAGCCCGTAGAGATGATACGGATTTTACTCAATATGCTAAAGGTGGCAAGGTCGGCCTCTATGCCAATATTCACGCCAAGAAGGCACGTATAGCTCAAGGTTCTGGTGAGAAGATGCGTAAGCCTGGTTCTAAAGGTGCACCTACAGCAAAACAATTTAAACAAGCTGCTAAAACAGCTAAGAAATAGGGGTACATATGATTAAGAAATTTGTGCAAAAAATTATCAAAAAGCTTAAAAATTTGCGTATTTTGCAAAAATAGGTAAACAATGGCTGAAACTACAGGAACCAGCTTATTTAATCTAAACATGAATGACCTCATAGAAGAGGCATTTGAACGTTGTGGATTGGAATTAAGAACTGGATATGACTTTAGAACCGCTAGACGAAGCCTTAATCTATTAACGATTGAGTGGGCTAATCGTGGTATTAACCTTTGGACTATTGAAGAAGGTCAAATCACTATGGCTACAGGGCAACCTACTTACGCTCTTCCAGTGGATACTATTGATTTGCTAAGTATGATTACTCGTACTGGTAACGGTGGACCTAATCAACAAGATATTAATATTAATCGTATATCAGAAGATACATATTCTACAATTCCAAATAAGCTAGCTACAGGCCGTCCTATCCAAGTATGGATTAACAGACAGTCTGGTATGTCTAATGAAAGCACTGTATATTTATCTGCTTCTATTAGCGCTACAGATACAACTATTACATTAAGTGATGTGTCTAATATTGCATCAGCTGGATTTATTAAAATTGATAACGAAACTATTTACTATCCAAATGTAGATAATGCTACCAATCAATTATTAAACTGCGCTCGTGGTCAAAACAATACAACTGCAGCAGCTCATGTAGCTACAGTAAGTCCATTTAAATATATTACAATACAAAACTTGCCAAGCGTTAATGTATGGCCAACGCCTAATTCACCTGGTAATCAGTATGTATTTGTATACTGGAGAATGCGTAGAGTGCAAGATGCTGGCACTGGCGTTACTGTAAATGACATTCCGTTTAGATTCTTACCATGCATGGTAGCTGGATTAGCTTATTATTTATCTGTTAAATCACCTGCAGTAGATCCAAACAGAGTAGCATTCTTACAATCAGATTATGAAAAACAATGGGATCTAGCATCTCAAGAGGACAGAGAAAAGGCACCGATTAGATTTGTGCCTAGAAATATGTCTTATATAAGGTAATCATGGCTACCAAGTATTCAAGTGGTAAACACTCAATTGCCGAATGTGACCGATGTGGTCAGCGCTATAAGCTAAAAGAATTAAGAAAGCTTATACTTAAAACAAAGCAAATAAGTGTTAAAGTTTGCCCAGAATGCTGGGAACCAGATCAACCACAGTTATTGCTTGGCATGTATCCTGTAAATGATCCACAAGCAGTACGTGAACCAAGACCAGATGTATCTTATCAAGTGTCTGGTAATACTGGTTTACAAACTGGGCAAAACAATTCTTTCAATATTCAAGATAATGGTTATCCTCAAGATGGTAGCCGTCAGATTGAGTGGGGTTGGAATCCAGTTGGTGGAGCAAGTTCATTTGATACTTTATTAACGCCTAACCACCTTATAAGTAATGTTATAATAGGCGATGTAACAATTGTCACAACTTAATTAGGAGAAACAAAATGGCATTTAAAAAAGCAGCTGATGGGATTACCAAACAAGGTAAAACTAAAGGCAAAAATCTAGGTGATTCAGGACCTACTGTTGCAATTCAATCTGGTAAAGGTTCTAAGGGCGCATCTTCAGTAACTTCATTATCTATGAAGAAACTTGGACGCAATTTAGCAAGAGCAATGAATCAAAAAAAAGGTAAATAATCATGACTAAAGAACGCAAAGTTCCAGTGACTCCAGCAGAAGCTTATCCTTTAGGTCACGCTAAAGAGAATAAAGATGCTAGTGCCTATACTGGATTTAAATATCCTTCTGGCGGTGGTAATGATATTGGTGTTTATAAACAACCTATGTCTAATCCAAACGGTACAGAACATGAAGCAGTAGCTATGTCTGGCAACGGAATAGATAGAATGAACATTTCTGTTGGTGGCGTTAGCAAAGGTAACTACGCAGAAGTAAACCCATACGGTGTTAAAGAAATGCGTGGATATGGTGCAGCTACTAAAGGTCGTAAGATTAGCGGTAAACAAGGCTAGTAATGAACTACGTTCAACTGTATCAAGCAATACAAGACTATGCTGAAACTACAGAACAACTTTTTGTAGCTAATATACCTCGTTTTGTTCAAGAAGCTGAAGAGCGTATTTATAATAGTGTTCAGTTACCATCTTTACGTAAAAACGTAACAGGTAGCTTAACTTCTGGCAATAAATACTTATCGCTTCCAAACGATTGGTTGTCTACATATTCTTTTGCTATTGTTAATGCAGATGGAACATACGAGTATCTTTTAAACAAAGATGTAAACTATATTCGTCAAGCTTTCCCTAGCCCTACTGATACAGGAACACCAACCCACTACGCATTATTTGGATCTCAATATAGCTCAGCTAATGAGTTATCTTTAATTTTAGGCCCAACACCTGATGCTGGCTATACTGCTGAACTGCATTATTTTTACTATCCAGTAACGATTGTTCAAGGCCAAATATCAGTAATTTCTTCTACAACTGCAGGCTCATTATATGTTCCTGGTGTGTATGAAAACGTATCATTAACAGGTGGATCTGGATCTGGTGCTACAGCTACTATTGTAATCAACTCATCTGGCGCAGTAAGCTCAATCACTTTAAATGAGGGTGGTCAATTTTATACAGTAGGCAATGTATTAAGTGCTGCTACAGCAAACTTAGGTGGTGCTGGTTCTGGATTTACAGCAACCGTGACTGTTGTATCTAATACAACTGGTACTTCATGGTTGGGTGATAATTATGATCCAGTGCTATTTTATGGCGCAATGCGTGAAGCAATGATCTTTCAAAAACAAGAGCCAGATGTTATTAAAAATTACGAAGACAAATACCAAGAAGCTATGCAGCAACTTAAACGTCTTGGTGACGGCCTTGAAAGAGGTGATGCATACCGTGATGGCCAGACTAAACTTAGAGTTAATTCATGATAACCCAAACCGCTTGTACAGTATTTAAATCTAACATGCTTAAAGGTCTTGAGAACTTTAATACAGGTACGCCATATACATACAAAATAGCCCTTTATAACGCATTAGCAGACCTAGGTGATACCACTACCGCATACACTTCAACTAATGAGGTTGTAGGCACAGGATATGCGGCTGGAGGGGTAGTTTTAACCCCTACGACAATACTTTCAAACACAGAAGATAATACAGCTTATTTATCATTTGCTAACGTTACATGGACTCCAGCAAATTTTACTTGTAGGGGCGCTTTAGTTTATAATAGCACCACAAATGCAGCAGTTTTTGTATTAAATTTTGGCTCTGATAAGACAGCTACCGCCAGTTTTACAGTCCAGTTTCCAACGGCAAATTCAACAAGTGCCATTTTAAGAATAAGTTAAGGAGTAATTATGAATCAAAGCGAAAAAGGTGGATTTGGCGATCAAGCAAGCATAGTTTTAAATGCTGGTGCACAAGCTAATGAAACAGTAGGTATTGAAGGCTTTTATAAAGTTGAATGCCGTGATATAGATGGAAATTTAAAGTGGGAAGATTCATTTCCTAACCTAGTTAACGAAGGTGGTAAAGAGTTAATGTTAAATACATTACTTGTAACAGCTTCAGGTTATACAAGGGTTGGTCCATTTTTAGGTTTAATTTCTGGCGCATCTCCAACATTTTCAGCAGCAGATACAATGACATCGCATGCTGGTTGGACAGAATTTACTAATTATACAGTAGGTGGCTCAGCAGTTCGTGGTACAGCAGTATTTAGCTCATCAACATCAACAGGTTCAACACCAACAAACGTAACAACATGTGCAGCAGCAGCTATCACATATACAATTACAGGTGCTGGTGGTACAGTGGGTGGTTGTTTCTTAGTAACAGGTTCAGGTG